AGCAACGTTAACTCGATCTTTGACTACTGGTGGCGGATCACTCTCAAGCCCCACGGTGACTACATCCTCAAGGCTGTCTCAGAGTGGGCTCTGCCTGGGCACGTTGATCTCTTGCTCAATGCATCGAGCTACACCCAGCCACCGGCCCTAGAGCGTGCCCAGTATTACGAGATCATGGCCCGGCTCGGTGCCATGAGCGTTGATGAGATCCGAGCTGCCGAAAGCCTTTCGGCTACCGGTGCCAGTGTCAGCCCTCAACCCCAGACGGTGACCAATGTCTGATCATCATGAGCTGTACATCCGAGAGTTTCCGGCTGATCTTGAGATCCGAGAGCTGGCCGATGACGGCATGTTGGTCGAGGGGCTGGTGGTGCCGTTCGGCATCGAGGCACCGATCATCGAGCCCCGAGAGGATGGGGTGATCCGGTATACCGAGGCCTTTGCCCCCGGCTCATGTGACCGAGCCATCCGGGCCCCTCACTGGGTCTCTCTGACCTATAACCACAGTGAGGACATGAGCAACCGGATGGGCTTTGGTCGAGAGTTCCGGGAGAGTGCCGAGGGCTTGGTGGGGATCTTCAAGCTCGATGCCAGCCACGCTGCCCAGGCTCGGGACATCCTCACCAGCTCACACCGGGCATTCTCGGTGGGCTTTACCTCGGTGGTGCCCCGGCCGTTGATCGAGCGACCCAACAGCCTGGTGATCCGAAAGAGCGTCATCCTCAGGCACGTTGCTGCCGTCCCAGCTGGGGCTTACGCCATGGCCATGGTCAGCTCGGTCCGAGAGGGCACCGATGGTGATGTGCCCACCGAGAATGAGACGGCCGATGCCTTGGCCAAGGCCGAGCTGGCCGATGTGTTCTCTTTCATCGATGAGGCTGCAGAGCAACAGAAACGGTGGGATGCCTTGCTCAATCCCGATACCAAGGTCTAATCTCGGCCCCGTACCAAAGCTGACACATCCGTGACTAGCAGACATCTCCGCGATCGATGGGGCTCGGCCCCAAGCGGACACCTCTAGCGGCAGCGGACACACCAGTGGAATCCCCAGCTATCAAAGGGTTTTCACTATGGATCAGATCAGCACCAAGCTCATCCAAGAGCGCCAGAATCTTGTCGGCAAGGCCGAGGACATCAAAGCCCGAGCCTTTGAGGACAATCAGCGCGATCTGGTGGACACCGAAAAGTCCACCCTGATCAACATCCAAGAGCGTGTGCGCAACATCGATGCCCAGCTGGCGCTCACCACAACGGATCTTAGGCTGGCCGATGAGACTGCCTCGGCCATCGCCCGTTACTCCGGACAGCCCCACGTGCCCGATGGCGGGCACTCATGGCGCTCGGCCGGTGATGTGCTGTGGGACTACATCCACCAGCACGATGATCGGGACGCTCGGGAGCGTGTCCGTCGATTCCAAGGCCGGGCTGCCGAGCACATGGGCACGTCGGCCGAGGTCACGGTGGCAACGGCCGGTGGCTTTGGTGGCCTGGCCGTCAATCCGGTCACCGGCCCGATCATCGATACCAGCTGGGGTGGAACACCTTTCCTTGACCTGATCGGCCCCCTGCCGAGCCCTGGGCCCCTCAATTTCATGAGGCCGAGGATCGTTGACCCCAACATCAACGACGGGGCCGGGCCCCAGACCGGTGGCAAGGAAAAGGCCGAGCTGCCATCCAAGAAATTCGATGTGTTGGCCGATCCGGTGCAGCTGAGCACCGTTGGCTCATACCTCAACCTTTCGCTGCAGGCCGAGGCTCTGGTGGCCGGATCTCTTGATCTGGTGATCACCCAGCTCAACCGGCGGACCGCTCGGGCTGCCGAGAATGCCCTGGTAGCCGAGGCCGACAAGACAACGGCAAGCGTGACCTTGGCAGCCGGGGCCGATGCCGCCACCACCATGGCAGCTATCTATGAGGCTGCAGCGCTGGTGTTCACCAACACCAGTGAGCTGCCCACGTGGCTGGCCATGGGGCCCCAGGGCTGGGCCCAGCTCGGCTCTCTGGTGGATCTGGCCGGACGGCCGATCTTCCCCAGCATCGGGGCTGTCAATGCGCCGGGCACGGCCAATGCCACCAACTTTGTGGGCTCGGTGGCCGGGCTGCGGACCACCGTTACCCCAGGGATCACCGACACCACGATGTACATGGGCAACGGTGTCGGCCTTGAGGCCTATGTGTACCGGTTCCCGGTGCTGTCCCAGGTTGAGCCCTCGATCCTCGGCCGACAGATTGCTGTGGCCATTGCCCTGGGTCTCTACTCGGCCACCACCACCGAGGCTGGCCCCGGTGGCACCCCGGCTGCCTTGCGCGAGGGAATCGTCAAGATCGGTCCGTGACGCGAAAACCGTTGCGCGGCATAAACATGCACCCGGCCGGCCGGATCACACATCATGGCGCGCAACGGTTTTCACCCCTTGGGAGGTACCAGTGCCAGGCAAGAAAATGGCCTCGATCAAGAATCCCAAGATCTATGAGGCTCTCAAGGCCAAGGGCATGAGCAAGAGCAAGGCAGCTGCCATCTCAAACTCGGTCAAGAAAGGGAAGAGATGACCAAATTGGGCAGAGAGGCCGGTGGCCTCGGTGAGTACAGCGACGAGGCCAGTAACGAAACCGGTAACAAAACCCCCGAGCCCGAGCCGGTTGAGCCCGAGCCCGAGCCACCTGAGAGTGAGCCTGCAGCATGACAATCGGTTATTACGATCAGAGCTATCCACCGAGTATCTACGTTCCCCCGGTGCCCCCGGCTACTGGGGCCACTGCAGGCATCCCAGGCTCATGGACCCCACCGGGCAGCCAGCCACCGGCCGATCTCGCCCAGGCAACGAGCTGGGGAGTGGTGGCCTCACCGGTCACCCCTTGGACTACCGGTCAGTACGTACAGACCGGCACTATCGGCATCCCTGGCCGGATCACATGGACCGGATCAGCCTGGGTCGGTGGCGTGGCACCGTGACGGCACCGGTTGAGCCCCTGGGCCCTCGGTATCCCCCGAGCTTTGTCTGGGACGGCAACCCAGCTGACGTGATCGAGGCTGCCAGGGCTTATGTACAGCTGGGGACCAACGATCCCGACATGGCCCGGCTGGCTGCCGTCGTTGATGCCGCGATCGAGCTGGTCAGGCAGTACCTAGATTGCCCGGTGCCGTTCGATGATCTGGCCCAGACGGCCCCCATACCGGCCCCAATCTTTCAAGGGTGCGTTTTCATCTCGGTTGAGGGTTACCGGCGCAAGGATGCCACTTTCGGCCTCTCAGGCTCTTTCACGGCCGATGGCATCCCGGTGCGGATCTCCAACGATTGGCTGGCCCCGGCCCTCAATCTGCTGGCCCCGTACAAAGAACAGTGGGGGCTGTCATGACATCTGTGGTGACCCCAGCTCGGCCGGTGATCAACGATGCCATGAGGCCGATCCTCGATGCCCTGACAGCTGCAGGGATCAGGGCCACCAATGACATCAAGATGCTCAATCCACCGTGTGCCTATCTGGCAGCCCCAGAGCTGTCCTTTCGTTTCCGTCAAGGTGATTTCACTGCCACTCACACCCTGCTCTTGGTGTCGGCCAACACCAGCAGACGATTGGCCTTTGATGAGATCTCGGCTCTGCTGTCGCTGTGCCAGCAAACTCTCGGTGAGCGTGCCCAGACAGCCCGGCCGGTTGATGTGCCCACCAACGATGGCTCAGCTGTCCTGCTGGGCTATGAGCTGGTGTGGTCAGAAAGAGTCCGACAACAACCACAGGGAGCAACACCATGACAGCACCAACGCTGCCCACCGACACCGGACAGCTCGGGCCGGGCTCACTCACTGTCGGCACCACTGGCAGTGAGATCGATGTGTCCTGCTACATCAACAATGTCGGGATCGAGGTCACCAAAGACACCACCGATCAGACAGTCAAGCTCTGCGGTGCCGCTCGGCCCGGTGTCACCACCTATACGTACACACTGTCAGGCAACGTCGATGTCGATCTGGCCAATGCCTCTGGCCTCATGGCCCTGAGCTGGGACAACCCTGGCAGCTCACAGGATTTCGTTTTCGTCCCCAATAGTGATCTCGGTGTGTCTTTCACCGGTACGTTGGTGATCGATCCGCTCAATGTGCAGGCCGATGAGTACGGGGCCGACATCACATCGGATTTCAGCTGGGTGATCGTCGGCAAGCCCACGGTGGATCGTGGTGGGGCACTGACCATCTCGGGGGTGACGGCCGGTACCCCCGGCTCGTTTCAACCCAGCGGGGTAACTCCCCCGGCCACCCTGACGGCACTCAAGGCCGACCCGGTGGTTGGTGACGCGGGCACCAACAAGCCGAGCACGGCATGGACAACCGGCCAATATGTGCTCACCGGTGACAACAACCACCAGCACTGGGACAGCACTGCCTGGGTCACTGGGGATGCACCCTAGTGGCCGGTGGGATTGAGGCAACCGTCAATGTGCCAGGCCTACGCCAGCTGGTGACCACCATGCGCAGAGCTGGGGTAGACATGGCCGATCTCAAAGAGGCCAACCGGGCAGCCGGTGAGATCGTTTCTGTTGGCGGCAGGCAAGCGGCCCCGAGACGTACTGGGGCCCTTGCTGCCTCGATCCGACCAAGCAAGACAGCCCGTAAGGCTGTGGTGCGGGCCGGTGGCTATGGGATCAGATATGCCCGGTTCCAAGAGTTCGGCTCTCGCAAGAACAGGGCCACCCATTACCTCTATGGCTCGGCATGGCGCACCCAGCCCCAATGGGTGCCCGAGTATGAGCGTGAGCTGTCGAGGATCGTTGCACGGATACAGGGAGACTGAACGATGAGAAAGCTTGAGATCTCGGTCAAGATGGAAGATGGCACCGAGCATCATGTTTCGAGCCGATCGGCCGATTATGTGGCTTATGAGGCCGAGTCTCGCAAGAAAGGATGGGGCAGCCTGGCCGACAGCCCATCGACGTGGGAGGCCTTTGTGGCGTACCGGGCCCTCATCCGGACGCGCGAGATCTCGATGCCGTTCGAGCGTTTCCTTGAGACGGTAGACATCATCGAGGCCACCCCGAGCGAGACAGAGCCACTCCCAAAGGCTCTTACGGTCGCCTCATAGTCGAGCTGGCCCTGCGGACCAACATCCCACCCTCGGTATGGCTGGCCGAGGATGACCTGATGATCGAGACAGCTGTGGCCATACTGACCGAGGGAGCCGAGAGTGGCAGCCAACCGGACACAGCTGACAGTCGAGATACTCACCGACGCAACAAAGGCCGCGCAGGGGCTCAACGAGGCCGCTAGTGGCTTCGAGCGTTTCGCCAGCACGGCCAAGAAAGCTGCCGTTGGTGCCTTTGCTGGCTTTGCCGTTGGGGATTTCATCTCCAAGGCTGTGTCTGCTGCCTCGGATCTGCAGCAAGCCATGGGTGGTGTCGATGCCGTATTCAAGCAGAATGCCGCCCAGGTCCATGCCTGGGCCAGTGACACCAGTGACTCGATCCGGTTGCCCCAGGCCGAGTTTGAGCAACTAGCCACTGTCATCGGCAGCCAGCTCAAGAACGCTGGTGTCTCGATGGATCAGCTGGGGCCCAAGACCCGTGATCTGATCCAGCTGGGGGCCGATCTCGGGGCCCGGTTCGGCAAGAGCACATCTCAGGCTGTCGAGGCACTCTCATCGGCCCTCAAGGGCGAGATGGACCCCATTGAGGCCTTTGGCATCACCCTCAACGCCAATGCCATCAAGGCCGAAGAGATGGCCCTGGGGCTGGACACCAGCACGGCAGCGGCCGAGCAATCGGCCAAGGCTCAGGCCACCCTCTCGTTGATCATGAAACAGTCGGCCGATGCCCAAGGGGCAGCTGCCTCGGAATCGGACACCTATGCCGCTGCCCAAGAGGCTCTCAATGAGCAGTGGACAAACATGCTGGCGGCCGTTGGTGGCCCCCTGCTGTCCTCTCTGAGCAGTCTGCTGGGGCTGTTGGGTGATCTGCTGCCGATCGTTGAGCCCCTGCTGGTGGGAGTCTCCAAGCTGGCTGTGGCCCTCACCCAGCTGCCCGGCCCGGCACTGGCCACCATCGCTGCATTCTCGGGATGGATGGCGCTGCAGTCCTTTACCGGTGCCGCTGCCTTGATCCCGACGATCATGCTCAATGCCCGCGTGGCCCTCATGCTGGCTGCCACAGCTGTCCGAGGATTCTTGGCCTCGATCGGCCCGGTGGGCTGGGCCATCCTGGCCATCGGTGGCATTGCCACAGCTATCTCGGTGTTCTCGGACTCGGCCGATGATGATCTCAAGAAAGTCGAGGACAGCTATACCTCGATGGTCGATGCGTTCAAACAGGGTGGCATAGCCAAGCTCAAAGAGGCCATCTTTGATGCCAGTGCAGCCGGGGGGCTCGACAAAGCCCTGACCAATGCCGGTATCTCGATGAAAACCTATATCGATGCCTCAACCGGTGCCGAGGGTGCAGCGCAACAGCTCTCGGCCGAGGTCAAGGTGGCCAGTGCCTCGATCTTTGACCAGGGCAAGGCCTTTGCCTCGATCGGTGAGGATGCCAAGGCAGCCGGGATCAGTACCGATGCTTTCCTGAGTGCCGTTGCCTCTGGGGATCTCACAGCCCTCACGGCCCAGATGCAGGACTACGCCAACACCCAGGCCGATGCCACCGGCAACACCCAGACCGGTATCGACATCATGAACCGGTGGAACGATGCCACCAAGAACGGGCAGGCCACAGCTGCAGCGCTGGTCAACGTCACCGATCTGGCAGCCCAGAATCAAGAGAAACTCTCGGCCAGCCTCGGTGACGCTGCCAACAAAGCCAGGGCCCTGGGCACGGCCGAGGGAGATCTGGCAGCCAACAGCCTCGATGCCGCATCGGCCCAGGCCAAGCTCAAAGAGGACACCGACGCTGCCAAGAAAGCCACCGAGAGTACCGGTGCCACAACGTTCTTGACGGCAATGAAGAACGAGACGGACAACGCTAACCGGGCCCTTGAGATCTTTCTCAAGACCATCGAGGCCTACACCAGCCGGAATGAGGCAGCCGAGGCAGGCACGGTGGGATGGGTCCGAGGGCTGCAGGATGCCAGCTCGGCCCTGGCAGCGATGACGGCCGAGGGAAAGGTGTCCACAGATGCCCTGGCCAATTGGGATGTGGTGGCCCTGCAGGGCACCGACACCAGCCAGAAAGCCTATGACGCGCTGACCCAGCAAGCCCAGGGCTATGCCTCGGTGGTGACCGGGGCTTTCAATGCGGCCGGTGGGGCAAGCAATCTCACCGCTGCCACAGCTGCCGCATCCGATGCCGCCACCCAGGCTCGGCAAGAGTTCATCAACATGGCCATGGCAGCCGGGCTCACCGAGACCCAGGCCAATGCCCTGGCCAACCAGCTGGGGATACTCGATGCCACCCAGATCGATCCCAAGGTGTTCCAGCTCATTGCCGAGGATGAGGGTGCCCGGATCAAGCTGCAGCAACTACAGGCTCAGGGCATCGATCCCAAGACAGTGACGGTATCGGCCGTGACCGATCCGGCCACCGGGGCTGTCAAACAGATGTTGAGCTACATCGATGCCTCGGGGGCAACCGTCACCGTTGATGCCAAGGTGGACCCGGCCACCAGCGACATCGGCAAGGTTGAGGGTGGCAAGTATCAGGCCACCATCGACACCGATGCCAAGACCAACGATGCCAAGAACAGCATCAATCAGACAGCTGGGGCGAACTATCAGAGCACCATCAAGGTCTCGGCAGACACCAGCCAGGCCAACCGGTTTGTCACCGACACCATGAGCTACATCAACCGGCTCACAGCCTCGATCACGGTGCAGGCCAACGATCAGGCCACCAGCCGGATCTACTCGATCACAGCTGGGTACTACCAGGCCACTATTCATGTGGTGGCCGATACCAGCGCTTTCTACTCCGCGTATAACGCTCTTCCCACGTCGAAAACCGTTACACAGCAAGTGGTCGCTGCCCCGGTGCCACCCCCGGCTGGGTTGATGGCAGGGGTGAGCACACTCATGATGAGCCGGACCGGTGCCACTCCCATGGCCAGCTCGGGCAGCTCGGCCCCGATCAACATCACGATCAACGGGGCCATTGATCCGGACTCGACAGCTCGGCAGATCCAAACCCTGTTGCGCACAAGGGTTAGGCGCAACACAGGGATCGAGCTGACCGGCCGATCGGACATGATATGACCCAGCCTGTTGCCTCGGCCCCACTGTGCTCGGTGTGGCTCGATGGTGTGCGGATGGCCGATGGTCAGCCAACCGATAACGAGCTTGACCCCACGGTGCTCACCGATCTCTCGGTGATCTGGGGCCGGGCCAACAATCTCGATCAACCGGCCCCGGCTACGTGCACCTTTGAGGTCATGGACATGGCCGGGGGCCAGGCCTTTGCCAGCAAGCTGCACATCGGGGCCCGGATCGATGTCCGGACCGATGCCACGATCTACCCCGATCCCACCCTTGAGATCCTCACGGATGGTGGCTTTGAGGCAGGCACCCAGACATGGCTTGCCACCAACGGCACGGCTGCCCGTGACACCACCACCCCACACGCGGGCACTCGGAGTCTCAAGATCCGGCCGGTCAACGGCACCCGGCTGGTCACCGTTGATCTCCCACCGGCCCCGTTCTCATCCGATCCCTCGGCATGGAACGGTGTCCCTCGGGCCGTCACCGGCCAGAGCTGGGCCTACTCGGCCTGGGTGCAGCTCAACACCGATCTCGGGACGCTCAAA